TACCCCTAACTTCTGGATGTCATCAACAGCGGACGACAACTCCTTGCCCGACTGAATTGCCGATTTTATGCCCTGCGCCGCACCCTTTGCCGCAGTAAGTATTGGGTCGATATCCGCCAAAATTCATTCCTATCCCTATGTTACTTGACTCTATTCTTGTACCAAATCGGTACAGTCCAACGAATGCCTTCCGATACTTGCTCAACACCGTGGTAGTACTGTTTACCGTTAAAAACTAGTGTTCTTCCTACCATTGGACAAATTGTTGTTCCATCATTAAACACAGTCCTACCGCCAGAAAAATTATTATTTAGGTATGTAATAGACGTTAAAGTTGTTTCTTCGCTAGACGTATCTAAATGAAAACCTTGCCCAATAAAAGTATTCCACTTTACTATTTCACCCCAATCATATTCAACTTCTTTAAAAACATTATTAACCGCAGACTGTATTTTTTCTATAAAAGTAAAAATTAACTCTTTGGGGGTAAACTTAAAATTTAAAGGTTTTGTCCCATTCCACTCATGAGCCTTGTCTTCATGCCCCGCATACAATGATATTAAATAGTCACATTCTTGCCGTGTAAAAACATTGTCAATAACGACAATCACTTACTGCTGGCCCCAAGTTTTAACACCCGCTTTAGGTACAGATGTAGCCCAAACTGATACGGACTTCTTTAATTTCAACGGTGCGCCGCAGTCAGAGCAAGTATCAGACGCTAACTCAGCCTCATCTAAGTCGTATCCACAGGACGCACAAACATGGACTTCTTCCGAGCGGCAGACTTTTACCCCATCTACTTTATGCGCTTCAATTACTGTTTTCATTTTTACCCCTTTTGTTATTCTAAAAAAGAAAAATTAAACGCAACTACAGATTTTCTTTTGTTTGATTTATTTTCTTTAGAGCAATGTCTTAAATGACTTGGAAAAGTAAGAACGTCTCCTTCAACACAATCTATTGTAAATTCTTGCCCCATAAATCTAAAACTTGTTTGCGTATCATCGGGCAATTCTAAATAATACACAGAGGAAAATGTACAGTCTCCATGTGTATGCCACATATGAAAATCATTTTCTTCGTATTGCTGTACCCAATATTTATCAACCGAACAAGATCTAACCTCAAATGCTACGGCTATTTCTCTTACATGCTCATTTACTTCATTTTCAATTAACGACCAATATGGTCTTTCCCATTTATTACACAGAGGCCAATCAGTATGGCTAAGGCTATACCCTTTGGTTTTTACTGAGCATTTACCAGCAGAAGAAATAGCATTAAGAATTGATTCTTTTTTATCTTTGTGTCCTTGAAAGTTTGTTTTAAAAACTAAAGCAGGGATATCTTTTACTATAATCATTAAAATTCTGTCCAACCGGTAACAATATATTTTTCGTTACTTAGTGGTGGATTTCCACGATGGGTATGCGTAAACGCAGCGGGCCACATTACAAGTGTTCCTTGCTCGGGTTTAATCCTCATAGACTGATAAAGAAACTCAGTTTCTCCACCTTCTTCTACATCGTTTAAATACAAAATCCAAGTTAATAGGCGGTTAGACGTTTCTCTAGTTATAGATTCAAAATGCCAGACATGGTATCCACCACCTACCTTTGTTTTTTGGATCTTAAACGAATAATTTGCATGACGCTCCGCATCTTTTAATACCGAATATTCTTGTTCATAAATAGGATAGAACTTTTTCCAAAATAATTCATTAAACTCACGAGTTACTTTTCTAAGCGGTATGGATTTAATATCATCAGCAAATACTTGTGTATCGTCTTTAAAAGTTTTTGGAGCACCTTCAAATTCAAAACGAGTTAACCCATGACCAGCATCAACCATATCTTCGTATTGTTTAATTACACATTCACAAAAATCTTTTGTAAAAGCGTTTTTAAAAACTCCAATAAAGTTTCCTAATTTATAGTCAACAACTCTTGGCTCTAATTGTTTTTGCTCTAACATTTCAGACATTTTTTGTCCTTACTTAAACCACGGACCGACAAGCCAAGTTACAACTGAACGTCTAATTCCTTTTGTAACTGGTTCAACCCCATGTAAAACAAAAGAAGGAAAAACTAAAACAGAACCGGGTTGTTGTGGTGGGTAAACTCTATTATGTCCGGTTTGTAAGAACAGACGACCACCCTCAAAGTCATCATTTAAAAAAGCAAGAATTGTTAGTTTTCGACAATCTGTTTGGGTTGGATCCATGAATGTGTCAGTATGGGCATGATAATGTCCTTCAATATCATAAATAAGATAGTCACATTGATTAGCATGGGACACATTAAATTTCCACGCTTGCCTATTTGCTTCTAACGCCATCCCTGCCATTTGAGCACCAAGCCCAGTCCAAGCAGGTAATGGTATTTTTTTAACATCCCTAATTTCTTTGTTTACAACACCCTTTATACCTAAACCAATTTCAGCATCTTTTTTATCTAATACTTCTGCTTTTTTAATAACTCTTTGCGCCGCTTCCAATGGAAAAGCATTTAAAAAATGCCAATATAAAACGTCATCTGAATGGTGCGATAATTTTTTCCGCTTATCATATTTCCACTCAGCATGGGGGCCGTTAGCATCTACATAATGCAGAAATACCTGAGCCTGCCATTGACCTTCTTTGTATGGTTCACGCCAATGATGCTTATCACACCCACGGTATAGGATTGCATCGCCAACATCCATTATTATTTTGGACGCATTAACACCACCTTCATCACCCATATAGATAGGCCAAGGATTACCCTCAAATCCAAGGGTTATGGTAGCGCTGATCTCACAAGAAGGACGATCTGTATGAATCTTTAATTCTTCACCGGGAGCATAGAGACGAGCATAAGCATAAGTTGGGTAAAGTTTTTTACCGGATGCAATTTCAAAGTTAGGGAGAAGTCGTTCTAACAAAGAATCAAAAACAAGTGCGCCATGAACGGCTTCAGACAAAGGGCACTGCGGATCTTTAGTGGTTTTACCTTCAGCAACAATTCTCTTAAGTTCTGCGGTTAACTCCGCACAACTATTTTTGTCAAGAAAACCAGAGAGGTGTGAATATCCCTGAATTTGAAGTTGCGTCATGGATTCGCACATATAGTATTCCTATTACGGTTTTACAGGCCAAGTTACATTTGCAGGAAATCCTGACTGGTTAGGCACATCTCTTAAAGATTGACGATAATTAGCCCAAGCCTGTTTATCTACCGGGGCATCCGCTAGTTGTGTCCAATCAGACGCCGCTAATCTTTTATTTCTAATTTCCCTAGTTTCTTCAGCAGTGCGGGGAGGGTCAGGGGGGAGGACAACAGGCGTTTCGGGAATACTACTGAATTGATTATTCTCATAGGTATACCTATGACTTTCAATATCATCAGGGCAATCTACCCACATATGGCTGGGCGCTACGTCAAATATAACGTCTTCTACTTGGACAACAAGTTTTGAAGATAAGTCTATAAGTGCTTTTCTCATGATATGTCCTGTGTATTAATAAAATATAAGAATTCGTCCAGCACCACCGGCCTGCCCGTTTTGTCGGCCTTGAGCACCACCAAAATTCCCGCACGAACCCGGAGAACCAGCATTAGGAGAAAAAACAGCGGCAGAAGCGCCCGGGGCTGGTTGTGCAGGGATTTGAGATAAAGGTGCACTGCCATCGGAACCGCTGTTTCCGTTGGCGTTGTTCGGTGCCCCATTTCCTGCCCCACCCCCATTACTAGTTAATAAATTTCCAAAAGAGGATGCTCCACCAGCGTTACCATTGGCTCCAGCGTTTCCGGGGTTTACCCCGCCGTTCCCGTTAGAACCAACAGTTATCTGATAAGGTGTACTACCTGTAGTTGTTAAAAAAGCAACACCTAAAACTCCAGCACCACCGTTACCACCGACACGATTTGCTTCAGCAAAACTAACACTAGTGCCGCCACCGCCGCCGCCGCTAACTACATAAGCCAAAACTTTGGTAGTGTTAGCAGGGGTTGTAAAAGGGCCGGGAGAAGTAAATAAATCTATATCTGTTGAAATACCACCACCACCACCAGAAGAAGCAATCGTAATTGTTCCAGAACCGTTAGTAATATTAATACCTGTACCAGCAGTTAATGTGGCCTTAGCAAGACCGGTAGTTGATGTATTACCAATTAATAATTGCCCGTCTGTATATGAGACTTGTCCCGTACCACCTACGTTTGCCGAAAGTATACCGGTGGTAATTGCATTTGCATTAGTGGTTGTTGCTGCGGCTTGTGACAACCAAGCAGTGCCATTA